AAAAACGCCACCATCCGTTGTGGCACGTCCCATGTAGGGCATGACCAACAAGCGCCATCCTGTAGGTTGTGGAAGTCTTTCGCTAAGAGAAACATCCAGCAAAGAAGGATCAAGAACTTTTTCATCCTTGTGAACGTAGGGGACTTTCTTTTTTTCTTTCTCAGCTACATGGTCGGGAACATATAGGGTCTTGGTCATTCTTTCTCCGATTTCTCCAAATAATCCTTAATTTCCTGTTCTGCGAACTCCAGCCCCTTCAATTCACCAACAAGTTCTTTATAAGATTCCAGATCTTTGGGGGAACCATGAAGAATAGCGTCTTTTGTCAGTTCTGCGCGAGATTGAATCGCTTTTAATACGTTATAGGCAAACGTAGTCGGATCTGCCATTATTTCTTTTTATTACCTTTTATCATGGGATGGATTATAGCCTTTTGCAACCTGTCCAGATAACGGCTTTGATCTACTACACCTTTTGGTACTTGTACAGGTTTAATTGCCGGGCCACCGTCACTATACCCTAACGGACTAACAACTGAGAAACCGCCCTCTACCTCCATAGGTTCACCGTTAACCCGGTCTGCATATTCCTGGGCTTCCGTAAATGTATCGTAAACAACTCCTCTAGGCATCAGAATCTCCTCGTTTTTCTGGCGAATCCGCCATCGTTCATTTTCATGTACTTGTCCAACTCGCCCTTGTACATCTTCTTCAACAGGGCGGTGTCCCCTTTGGAAAGAGCACCGGACCCCTGTTCCATATACTTACCCAGATTTTCATCAGAGATCAGTCCGCCACCTGCCTTCTCTTTCGGTTTCGGAACCGATTTAGGAGCATGAAGTCCTCTAGCTTTCAACCATTTTGCATATTCTCTGTCGAAAGCCTTCTCTTTAGCCATCAGTACCGCCTCGTCTTACTGGCCATTCCACCATCGTTCATCGTGATGTAGTCCTGTATGGAAACATCTTCAACGTTGAAAGGTTGAGGGCGTATGTTTCGAGTAAGGTAATTAGCCACTCTCATGTCATCACGGGGAGAAAGTGTGGCACGGGGATTCCGCATGAGTTTGTCAACGGAATCTACGGTTGCTCTGCTTGGTCTTTGATAAGCCATTAGTATACCCTCGTATTGCTGACCATTCCGCCATCGTTCGCTTTTAAATAATAATCCAGATCAGTAAGCGTTTGATCTACCCTTTTCCGGTCTCCCTCAGAAATGGTTTTGGCGCCTTCATTCAGCAATTTTTTAATTGTGTCTCGAGCAGCCTTTCCTGTACCTTTTTTCCCAGCCATCAGAATGTCCCCTTTCCATCATTGTCATTGAAATAACGACCACGGACCTGGAACTCAGTTCCTTGAATAAGTTTCTCCGTCTTACGGTCAAGCTTCTTACGACCCCACTCCGTGGGAATCTCATCAATCCCATAGGTGTCATCTCCAACTTCCTCTACGGAATATTGTTTACCAGGTTTCATAATAGTCTCCTTTGTTTCACGTGGAACACTTTCATGTTCTTTTAACCTTTTTTCTTTTTCTAGCCATTTTTTTAAAATTAAGTGCCAATCTTCTGGCAGCGCCTTTGCATCCACGTTTTGTTATGGGGGTGCATTTTCCCTTGGTGCCGCGTTTCTTGATGGACTTGTTAACCTTCTGTATCCACTTTGTATCCTTCTTCTTTTTCCTAGCCATGACTCACCTTTTCTTTTTATAGCCTCTGGCTCTAATGGCACGTCCCTGTTTTTCGGCATCGGAACGATTTTTGTAAATCTTTCCGCTCTTCCCCCACTGGTAACCGCCCTTTACCTTTCGGACAGGCATTTAATTGCCTCTCTTCGTATCTGTTATATCCTTGTTGATCCGTTCAAGGTTAACGTCCGCCCTTAATAACGCAATGTCCTCGCTCGAGTCAATCTTTTCGCGTGTTATCTCCTGTCGTTCAGCTTCACGTCTTTCCTCAAAATCCTGTTTTTCACTGAACTCGTTGGCCTTGCGCATCATATCGGCTTCCTTGATGTCAAGTTCCTTCTCACGCAACTGAACCAGAGGATCTGTCTCTCCCGGAGGCGGCGGCATTAACTCAGCCATAATTTCCTGGGTGTACTGGGCAATCAGTTCCGCAACCCGTGCTTCAATATCAACTTGAGGTTCCTGTTGCCCCATCTGTGCAGCCTGTTGGGACTGCATCGTCATTTCAGCCATGGCAACACCTCTGGCCTTGAATGCGATGTGTTCGCACAAGTGCGCCTGAAGCAAAGCAAAAATAGGAGGAGTAGATCCCGGAATAGGTGTCTTCATAAAAGCCATGTGGGCCAGGATATGGGCATCATGGTCCTGGGTGGGAAAAGCCTGAAGAGTTTCCTGTATAATGGACTTGGCGTTTTCTATTGCAGGATCTGTAGGTTGAGGCGCTTGAGGGGCAGGTAAAATTGCTTCTATGTTCTGAACTCCTATCGCCTCGTATATTCTCCTGTATGCTTCATACAGGTTATGCATTTGCGGATTGGTTTGTGCCAGTTGCAACTGGGTTTGTGCCAGAGCAAGTCTTTGCGACATCGAAAATATATTTGGATCAGATACGGGGATGACATCAATTCTCTCATCAAAATCCATTTGTTTGATAACTGATTCAGCGCCCCAGACGTTGTAAGGGTAAACAGGGGGGAGGGATTCGGCAAAAATCTTTGCCAACATCTTGAATTCCTGTTTTTGTGCATAGTGCATCCGCTTGTGGATAGCGGACATGACCTTGGAGCCGCGTTCAAGTAACGCGACAGTCGTTCCTACGGCTGCGTTCTGGTTCCCATCGCCTACCTGAAGGTCTGCTATGGCCGCGAACCGTCTTCCGGCGTCCACCACAAACCCCAAAAGGGACATCAGCGTCTGACTTGGTTCCTTATAAGGGAGAGGAATGATGCTTTCTCGAAGAGCACCACCGGGAACATCAATATCACGAAACTCACCAGGAGAAAGAGGCTCATCAGCGTCACGAATCCGAATACCCCTAGCTTTAAAACCAGCGGGAAGATTAGCAAGTGTCCCGGCATCGATTAATTGCCTCAAAATTGACGTTGCAGAGCGTCCTAGCCCTCCAATCATGTGCAAAAGGCCAAATCCATAAAATCCAAGCCCCGGAAGGAACTTGTAATGGGCAAAATACTGTAATTTCCTGTAAAGTTCGTCACCTTCCTGCCAATTTCTCCGAATTGAGAGGATTTTTGTGCTTCCTTCGTCGATTGTAACGATATAGGGGAGCTTGATCCCTGTTTCTTCGTCATCTATCGGGCTTTTATGCTCAAATCCCGGTAAATCAAGGTCCGTATGAATCTCCAAAAGGGTACAATCCTGGTCATCCATGGTCTTCTGGATGCCCATAAGCTCTCTTTCTTTGTCTTTTAGCTCATCATCCGCCTCGTAAGGACTTAATTCCACGTCTCTATAAAACCCACCTGCCTGAAATTTGCGAATTGAGTTCATTCCCATGCGAATTACGTGCGTAACACGGGATGCAGACGCTAAATCAGTGGCATTGTAGGGGACAATCAGGTCATCGGCAGGGACAAATCGGGCAACAGCACGGTCTAAAAGGTCATCAAAGTAGACTTTTTTGAAGGCAGACCCCGCTAAAGGGAGATAAAACAGCAATCTGTCCATCTCAGGGTCATATTCTTCCATTACATGCGTAATCTGGTAATTCATAAACTCCTGAACACGCTGGGACTGGGATTCTACATCAGGGGACGCCGCTCCAATGACCTGTGTTCGCACCGGCCCAGATGACGGAAGCAGTTCCTTGTACGCCTGTGCCTGAAACTGGGTGACAGCTTCCGCAATTACAGGATGGGTAACACCACTTGAACCACGGAAAGGTTCTTCCCTTTCCTCATATTTAATTCCCAGAAGGTCCAGGCCGTTGCGGTAGGAATCTTCCCAGTCATCACGGCCACTTTTGTCATCCTCATAATAGTCAACAAGTTCAGACGCAATATCCATGAGGACTCTTTCGTCCAGAAGTTCGGCAAGGTTGGCGTCAGGTTCCGCCATTATTTCTTCCTGAACCCTTTTCTCAAAATCTATAACAACAGAACCATCCTCCTGTTCCGTAATGTCTTCAGGTTCCTCTATAACCTCAATTTCTTCCTCTTCCTCAAACTCGTCTATGGGAATACCTTGAGAAGGAATTGCGTTATCAATAAGCGAAACAGGTCTATCAGCCATTATTTAGATACCCCTTTGAATTTCTCAAAAGACCGGAGACCCCCAAGACCAAGCATTCCCAGTAGAACCGGCATCATAACAGAAAGATCCATTTGTGGTAATTGCACCAGATAACCAGACTGCGCCAAAATGAAAACAAGGATGGGCTGTAGGACATATGTGTACGCAAGAGCTACCCCGCATGTCCAGCCAATAAAAGGACGCCAACCTGCGACAAAGAGATTTCTCGAGGCAGCCTCGTTCTTGTTTATTTCAAGTTGCGCTAAATCAATCTTGGCAAGGTGCGTAGTCAGTTCTGCCTCAATCTCCCGCTTTGCCTTGGCAGCCGCTTCCTTGTCTTCAGGAAGAAACCTGCTAACCACATCCCCTACAATAGGAAGAAGGGAAGGAAGAAGAGACGCAATCATAATTACCTCTTGGAACCATTGAAACGGTCACGAAGATTATTACAGAAGTCCCACAAAGAAGAAATCTGCTTTTCGTGGACATCTATCTGAGCACGGTGTTTCACCGTCTCCACGTAGGTATCGCGCTCCATTATATTATCTATGTCTTTGCGGACATTATCAACTTCCGCTTTTAACTTCACAGCAACAATGATCACTCCCACCAGAAATACAATCTGGTGCCAGTACTGACTTATTAGTTCCATAGTGCATACCTAGTGGATGCCTGTCTCCTTCAATACTATGCCAAATACCGCAACAATTATACCTATAATTGAAATAACCGTGGCACTTATCATCGCTCCTATACCAATCAGAATAACAGCAGCCGCCGTCCAGGTGGATGGCTCCTTCACACGGCTTTTGATCCACTCTATCATAAGCTTCTCCTAATAATATTCACGGGCTTGTGGAACCTCCATAATTTCATCTTCTTCCTCATCGCTGTCAAGACGAAGAAATCCTCCTTTACGATATCTAATAAGTGCCATCGACATGCTGTCGCAGTAATCGTCATAGTCACCATGAGGAAACGCCGCACACTCGTCGATAACCTCCTCCGCAAATCTTCTCTCAGGCGCCCAGACCTTTCCTGACTCGAATATGGGAGCAACCATGTGCATTCGTGTGTGCTTGTCTTTCCCCTTGGACGGCGTGTAGTTCACAACCGGAATACCCGTCGCTCGTAACTCATCCGTCAGAGGAGTCCCCGTGGCCTTCGCCTCAATCAACACCATGTCAGGTTCCCAGTAGTTGTATTCCTTCAGGGCTTTGGCTTTGAGTTCGGGGAAGTCCCACCGTCCCCTCTGAGCGTCCATGAGGATGATACTTTCCGGGTCGGACTCGTTAGGCTTGAAGATCCCCCAAGTCGTGATTGCCGAATAATCCGCCGTCTCCTTTTTCGAGAACGCCGTGTCATAGGACTGCATAATGTAACTGACAGGGGGGATGTCTTTTTTCTCCCATTTGTTCCACCACTCCTTCTTGATGATTGCCCCTTCTTCCGCAACAGGGTTCTGCTGCCATTGCGCATTCCACTTGCTCAAGGACAACGACGCCTTGACCCTTAACAATTCTTCCTTGTTCCAGAACTCCGGCCATAAAACGTTGTCGCTTGGTAAAATAGCAGGAAACTCTATGAGATCCCACTGGTCCGCCATAACATCCGCGCCTTGCGCACGAACAAGTTTCCCCGTCAAATCCTTGAGCGACCACCGCGTCATCACAATAACAATGGACCCCCCAGGCTGAAGCCTCTGGCGAGGACCAGACGTGTACCACTCGTAGGCATGTTCCATCGCCGCTTCCGACAACGCATCCTGTTCAGAATGCGGATCGTCGATAATCAGTAAATCCGCACCACGACCCGTGATGGCGCCGCCAACACCCGCCGCATAGTACTCCCCTCCCTGACCCGTGTCCCAGCGACCAGCCGCCTTGGAATCCGCACGGAGATCAACACCGGGGAAAATGTCCCTGTATTCCTCCGTCTCCATAAGGTTCCTGACCTTCCTCCCAAACCTTACGGCAAGTTCGGCAGTGTGCGTTGTCTGGATGATCTTCAGAGAAGGGTTCTTCCCTATAAGCCACGCGGGAAGAAGGTAAGACGCAAATTCAGACTTGGTATGACGCGGAGGTAAATTGACAATGATCCGTGAACCTGGAGTAACAGCCAGTTTCTCAAACAACGTTGCAACCTTCTTGTGATGCGCCCCCTCTATAAATCCTTCGTAAACATGTTCCACAAAAGGAAGGAAACTGTCTTCAGCCTTGTTCCTTACCTCAAGTTTGCGCTTCGCTTCCTCTAAAGCCAGAACCTCCCGTATAACTTCGTCAGATGCGTTTAGCACGTTTCCACCTCAAGTATTCCGCCGCCTCCTGTACATTGGCGAAGCATACCAGAAACGATGTCGCCGATACCGCCAATGGGTCGAATACCGCCGTGATCGTCTCGCCGTACATCTGTTCCCCATACCCTAACCTCTGTGCGTAATCATCCGCCGTCTTGTACCCCTTGGCCCTCGCCGCCCAGTAAACCTTGTTAGTCCACTCATCCTCAAACTGCGCCAATGCCCAGTTGTGCTTGTGTCCCGATATGTAGAGATTAGCTTCCTGCGAAAATCTCGCACGTTTAACCTGTGCATGAAGAGGATTCCACTGCGAATGACCCGGCATGTCGTGAGATGCCCATATCCGCGCACTCCTGCCCTTCGGAAACCTGACCTCTATCCGCGCACTCCACTCCTGTGTCAATGTGCCGGGAACCTTTAACCACTCTATCGGATCAGCATCATTCTCCAGCCATAAGTCATGATTGCCCTTGACCAGTAAACACCAGTCCGTCGCTTCCAAAAGCCATTGAACAAGTTGCCACGATTGCGTGGCCGAAACTTCCTGAGATGCCCATAACCGGGACAACCTGCCAACCCAGTTGTTGTTGGCATCGCCTAAACTCGCAGCGTACATGCCCTCCGTATTATTAACCGTGTCAAGGTCTTCCCGGAGCTTACTCCAGTTGCAAGAGTTGTCGTCAACATGCGGATCGCCAAAGAAACTTATCGCCAAAGGTCCCTCCCGCGTAAACGTCAATGGTATCCACTTGCGACTCTCATCCGCCTCTCGACGACGCTCATACCTCTTCGTCACATGATCAACTAACTCTTCCGTCGTCATGTCTTCCGAAGGAAGAACAGGAACCATGAATTCCCGCTCCCAAGGTAAACAATACCCCAACCCTTGAGCCTTCTTCAGCCTTCTCTTGAATGTGCTGGGACTCACTTCCAATCGATCCATGGCCACTTTCATAACAGAAGGAGTGTTCGGATTTGACCTCTCCCCAGGTGCGAGAATCCCCTCCTGATAACACTCGTCAATAGTATCTGCTATTTCCTGTAGGACCTTGTCCAATGTCAATGGCCTAAATGTGTGTTGAGTTCTACTGCTTCCTTATACGTGAGACAGCGCATTTCACGAATTTTCTTGAAATCCTCCCCCAGATAATTCTTTACTGCCGCGCCTATCATCTCATGGTCCTTCCGGATAATATCCATGCATACGTCACGGTTGTTGTGTGTCTGTGACCACTGAACCCAGCCCTCTGAAGGGACCCTGGACGTAACTACCAATACAGTAATGAAAAACACTTTTATCATAATGCTTTATAAACTTATAAGAAACCACGGACAAATGGCAAGTATGGCATATTGTTTGTTCAAAACACTTCTTTCATCGTGCGCTGAAAGAAGGCCCCGCCGCCCGACGTGAACCGACCTGTCAGATTTTCCCAGATTTAATCGGCAGCCGACCTAAGTACCTAGCTGTCAACTGTCAACTTACACTTGATAATAAAAAACGGGCGCCCGACTGGCGCCCGAATTCCTGATACCGAATTCCTTAAAATATAAAGTGTTGCAATACTTTATATGTGAATACGGTTATTCCGACAATGCTCATGGCGCAAAATGCCATGAGCGTCAACTCTGTCAAAATGGCAGAGACGTTCTCCATTCTGATTTTAAGGAGCGCAATTTTGCGCTCCTTTGTTACATTCTGATAATTCATTTTGTTAGCTCCTTCACGGATAAATCACTACCATTGTATTTCACAATATCTCTGGCATACTCTAGTCCCATCTCCAAGCCGTCGGCGAACGACATGGAACGCATATTGTGCGCGATTATCTCGCGGTTTTCAGTCACGTGGAGCAATGCATCCTCCAAGCTTTCAATTTGTTGCGACAAACGTTTTCCAGATTTGTCGGCGAAGTGGCGGGACACCACTAGTTGACACCGTAGCCACCCCGCTTTTTCTGGATAACCTTTTGCGCCTATCATTTGCGCAAATTCTGCCTCAATTTCTGCCTCAATTTCTTCGTAAGTCATAATTTTATCCCTTCAAAAAAGTGGGGAGCGTTTCCGCTCCCCTTGGTTAGGTTAAATCTTTTTGAATGTTACCGCACTAAGCTTGGCGTCAACGTCAATCTTGAAATCAGAAATGTCAGAGATATTATGCTCTGCTAAAATATCAGAGACATTATTTACATTCTCTAAAATC